TTATAGTCAAATATAAATAGTTCTGTAAATCCGTTTATGCAGAACAAAAATACACCAACCCAAAAGCCCATACACATTGGGCAATGAAAGAAATGGTGTTTTGGTCTAATCTTCTTGAAGATGGTCCCATAGACCAATATTAATGTGAGACCATAAGATATAAGGATAAAGTATAATAGTTCCATTACTCCCTGTAGCCATAGGCAAAATTCATCCCATACGGGCTTCTAATGTACATTGGGCGCAAGACCCCTTTCTTTTCAGCGTGACGGCCAGGATCGAAATCAGATGATTCCTCTTCTGAGGGCTCTGTGAAACGATCCTCTTGCATCTCTTCAAATTTTTCTAAGTAATCAAAATATGGTTTTTCTGTTTCAACCCATCTTGCAACACCAAGAAGAACAAATTTAGAAGAAGAATTGTTTTCAGATGGAATAATCTTCGCCTCCATGGAGCCAAAAACATTTCCCCCCTGGATGCTGTCTCTTGCGACAACTCCCCTTTTTACAAGAAAATCAAACATTTTAGCCTGCGTGTTGTAAGTTTCTTCTGTTGATGCTTCTTTCGGAAATGCAATAACTTTCATCTTTTTAGGCATAATTACGACATCAACATCGGGATGATCGCGGACTACCAAATCGCCATCTAGAGTTTTTCGAGCATTAAGTTCCAGAGTTACCTTTTTTTCAGGAGCTTCTTTTTTAGAGGTATCAATATAGATTTTGATACCCTTTTCATCCTCTGGGCCTATTCTAACGTTGATCGCCATCTGTTTGAATCTCCTTCGCTAGATTTTGAATCTTTAATATTTTTTTTATCATAACCTCATTGACTGGGTTCTTTTTAAAATTATCAATTGTGCTCAAAACTTCATTAGTAGCCTCAAGCATCCTGGGATCGTTTTTTACCTCTTCCATTTTTAAAGATGAATGAACGACATTCTTTAATCTTCCAATCTCCTCATTTAAGTACATTGATAAGCTCAAATTATCATCAGAGAGGGAAACAATATAATGATTTAGTAATTGTTTTTGTTCCTCTAGTAAGTTGCTGTATTCAGAATTATATTTTTCGATAAAGGTCTTATAGGCCAATTTGGTGATTGGCTGCATTTCTTTCTTTTTATTCTGCTCAGAAGTTAGTTTCTGAATTATTTTATTCTCCAAAAGAACCCTTTCTTTCACCGATACATCATCGTCAAACAATTGTGAAATCGTAGCCAAGTTCTTATAGTTGGGGATAAAATTGGAATACACAGATTTAGACAACTCTTTGTTTATCTTCGACACCACGACACTTTGTTCATTAAACAATTTTTCTTTGTCCAACTTTTCGTGTTCCATTTTTAAATAATTAACAAACTTTTCAGCATATTCGGGCTCCAAGCCACCAGTGGAGGTGACATCTTTATAAAGCTGCAATTCCTTATAGAGGGTGGTATTCTTATTAAAGGATTCTTTCAATATTGAAACAATAGCACTTTTCCTATTAATATCTTTTTTGATAATGCTTTTTGTCAATTCCCTAATTAAGGCTTCATACAAAAATGCTGTATTACGTTTCTTGTTGTGTCTTTTTGCCATTGTTTGTGCTCTCCAGTTCTTTAATTAAATTTCTAACACTAGTACTCGCTTCTTGAAGTAGTTTTTCTTCATCATCATAATTAGATTCGTTGTTCTCTTCCAGTCCAATTAATGACGGAGCTTTCCAAACATTCCTCATGGTTGGTCGTGCAGTCTCATCAGACCAAGAACCCTTAGTCTTTCGATGTGCGGCACCAATACCCCTTTTATCACTCGCAACTGGATGATACACTTTCCCATTTGAACCTTTGGTTACATAACCGTCATCGCGATTACCGGGCGGTTCAGCTAAAAGAATATCATCTTCCCCGCCGGCTTCTTCTGCGGCAGGTTCTTCTTCACCGCCTAGGTCCAAATCTTCTCCACCACCTAGGTCTAAATCTTCTCCGCCGCCTAGGTCTCCTCCCAGATCTCCTCCGAGATCTCCCATTTCGCCGGCACCTAGACCTGCTTCCATATCTTCATCTTCTGTGGCAGCTGCCTCTAGGTCTGCAGCGAATTTGCGATCATAGAATTGCTCTCTCTGGTTACGCAGAAATTCTTCTTCCGACATACTAAAGATGTGCTCGGCAATCCATCGCTTACTAAAGAAACCTTCTGTCGCAGCGCCAGCAGCATCAAATTTGGTCTTCCAGTGTTCCAATTCTTGAAGTTCTGCTATCTTCGAAGGATTATTTAACTTAAGCTTGAATGATATCAAATCACTTGTTCGATAGCCCAGCGCATATAGGTGAACAATTCCAATCTTCTCAAGTTCTGATACCATCGCTCTTTGCAACCTCTGAATGGTTCTTGCAAAACGAATATCTTTTTGGGCCAACGTTGTCTTATCTTCTTCCGATCCTTCGCCTCGAAAGAGATAGGATTGGGGAACCTTTAGGGCGGCAAATAGTTTATCTTTTAAATACTTGACGTCATCAATGTCACCAGTATAAGTACCACCGGCAAGAGTTTGCACCTCGGTTTTTACACCATTTCTAACAGGGATGAAATAGTCCTCCTCAACAGAAAGAGGGTTGTAGCGCAAATCAACACGACCAGTATCAGGATTAACCAGTTGGTTCCTCTTCATGGAAGTAATTGTTTTCTGCATAAATTGTTCAATATCTTGAGGGGGGATGTTTCCTGTGTCAACATAAAAAACACGCCTCTCAGGGGAGCGAACAATACGATAAGCCATCATTGCATCTTCAAGCAGAGTCAGCTGCCTGAAAATACGTCGGGCGGCCTCCAAAACTGATGTTCCATATGGGGCGTATTTATCATTGCCCAAGATGCGAAAGTGGGCAACTTGCCAATTTTCAAAGGTCATACCGGCAGAATTCCATTGATATTGGACATAATTGGGATTTGTTTTATCTTCCCCCTCTATTCTTTCCACCTGATCATAAGGTAGCGCAATAACATTCTTTACTCCATACTCTTCTTGGATGTCAATATAAAGAAACATATCACCGTATTTGCACATGGTGCGACACCAGCCAAAAAGGTTAAACTCAATATTCATAATATTATGATACAGAGAGTGCAGTACTGCTTTAATTTCTTCATTGGGACAATCAATCTTCAACAAAGGTTGAAGGTCAGAAGACGTCGTCATCTCGTCTGCATAGATATCCATCGCAGAAGCAATAATTGGCTCATATTCCATTTGATCAAAATCAGCGTAACGCTCTACGCGATTCTGAGTTGCTATCATGTTTGTTTGCAGATTCTCAAACGGATTGTGAGCAGTGCGTTTCATCGACTGGCCGCTCAACGACTTGAAAGTGTCTGCAAACTTATCTAACTGGTGTCTGCGATATTTTCGTATTGTCTGGGCGCGGTAATCGATAATAGGTCCAGAGAAAATTCTAGTTAATTTCTTAAATAATTTTGAATCTGGGTTTTTAGGATTCTTTGTAATAGCCATTTTTTATCCTTTGTATATCCATGAAAATTGTTGTAGTTCTTTCTTCTTTTCTCTATTATTGTGCGGCACATATCCTTTCATGCCAGGGATAGCTGTGTTCATAACATAGTCAACTTTCCTCATTGAGTTCATAAAAACTTTTGTATACTCTATACCTTTTTTATTAACAACCAATGCTGTGTCTCTGACCCAGCAAGCAATTGCAAGAGCCATTGTGAGGTCATCATTGTAACCCCTCATAGCTTCAGGCTTGTTGCCAGTCCAAACAAATGTCTTTATTTCATTAAGAAGACGAGGAGAATATATCTTAATTATTTTGTTTCTAATAAATTCTTCCATTTTTGCAATAATCATTGGACGAGTTTTTGAAGAAGTTGTGAATCCAGGTACACAATCGTTTCTACCTTCCGCAACATATTGATCAATATATTCGTGTGTGGACTTAACCGAATGATAAACATTTGGATATTCAAGATCTTTCATTTTTTCTGCAACGGTGAAGCCAATATTGTTGTTTTCGACAATTACCATACAACTGCCATAATCTCTACCAACGCTACAAAGATATTCAGCATATATATCTGGCGTGGGTTTGCCTTGATATTCTGCAATAACTTCCATTGTATTAAGATTTATAATGTGAAAGACAGAATAATCTTTCCCATCTCCCCTAGCAACATCAGCAGATATAAGATATGTACAAGAAGGATCATGGTCCTTCCAAATCCAAAAATTTCTGTCAATCCCAGTTTTATACTTAGGCTCACAAACGTCCTCTTCCATCCTGCTTATATCGTCTGGATGAATCACAGTTTCACCGGAAGCATTGAAATTGCACTCAAATTCCTGTGCAATCTGACGCTGAGACATATTCTTTGTCTCTTCTTCAAACCATTTCTGATCACGGTCAGGGTGCTCATCCCACATAATTTTGATGGGATTAAATGCATTTAATTCCTGATCCGCCTCAACATATGTTTGATGAAACCAATTACCAACACCGTTTGGAGTGGATGCAACAATACATCGACCACCAGTTGAGATCGTAGGTGACAAACCTGTCCACAACTCATCCAAACCCTCGACGTGGGCAGCCTCGTCAATTACGAGAAGAGACAAAGCTTCTGAACGACCAGCATCGAATGCTGTTGAAGCAGCTTTAATCTGAGAACCATTTGACAATTCAAACGAAGTCCTATTATCTACTGATATATTTGTCAATCGTATCCAATCCGGCAGAGTTTTAATAATCGCTTTTACTTTCTTAACTAAAGTTGATGCTGTTTGAAACTTTGTTGCCATGATAAGAATGTTCTTATCACGATGAAACACCATCAACCAAGAAATGTAAGCCGCCATAATGGTTGTAACACCCATTTGACGAGCCTTTAGTATAACATTAAAACGATGATTATTAAAATCTTCTAGGAGTTCTTTTTGAAAATCGTAGGTCTTAAAAGGAATCAGACCATGCACTGGGTGAGAGATCCTTGTATAATTATGAATAAAATAATTCGGATCTTTCCCTGATTTCACAATCTCCTGAACCAGTTCTTTTTTGGATAATTGATAGCTCATTCATTCTATCTTGCAACATCGTTTTTTCCAAGAGACAACCATTTCTTGAAAGAGTCTTCTAGGCGTTCTTCAGATGCCTCTGCAACTGTCTTAACGTCCCCAATACCACCAATCTTATACCATTTGTGGGCTTGAACCCAAGTACGAACTCTAGAGGTATTTTGAACAATCGCCTCCATCTCCCCTTCGGGTGTTAAGGTTAAAGTATCGCCTGTGACTTTTTTATATTCTTTCTTCAGAAACTTAACAATATTATTGATCATGCCCTCTGTATCTGATTCAAAATTACTATCATGTACATCCTTCAATTTTACTTCTGAATGATAGTGTATACACAACATGTCGCCGGCAAAGCTAACTTTGAAACCATCCATAACACGAGAGTCAAGGATCGGATCACCCTCTTCTCTCTTCAATCCGATAGCGTGTGCTTCACCATCATCAGTGTAACTCTCTTTATGCCCACCATCGTAAGCATAAGCCAGTGCTTGGGAAATTCCTCTAATAATCTCTAACGTTGTCGCCATTTTATTCTCCTTGTGGTCTCCAGCCAGATTGCCAGCGCTCTTCACGCCCATCTACATATTGAATAAAGCAATTATAACAGCATCCATACTTGTTCATATAAACATCATCTTTCGATTTAAACGAATATGCTTTACAAGTTGGACATGTTCTATTGCTCTTCTTACTAAGTAGTTTCTTTGGAATGAAAATTCCA